GCTTTGAACTCTTTAGAGTAACGTTGGGTTTTTCTGCTCATTATTAGCTCCTTCTGATGCCATTCTATTTCAGGAAGGAGTGTCCGTTAAACTCAGGCTACCTCAGGTTATTCGCTTCTGGGCATGGGCGGATCAACAAATGATAGACGGTAATGCAGATTGTAACGCTCGCGGCGTTACAAAAAGTGCAATAGATCGCATCACTTTTATGTCTGGTTTTGCTGATGCGTTAATTCAGGTTGGATGGCTGGTCGAAAATGACGGAGGGCTTTCTCTACCTAACTTTGAACGTCATAACGGAAAAAGCTCTAAAAAAAACGGGCGGTTACAAACGAGCGAGTAACAAAAATACGCGAACTGAAACGAAAAGGTAACGCTGCCAGCGTTACACAAACGGATCAAAAAGCGTTACCAGAGGAAGAGGAAGAGGAAGATCTAAATACTGATCTCCCCCTCGCCAAAAACGAGCGTCTAAAAAATTCGAGCCGGAGGCTATTGAGCTGCCCGATTGGTTGCCGGAAACACTCTGGCATGAGTGGGTCCGGTTCAGACAGGCATTGCGAAAACCGATTCGAACGGAGCAGGGCGCTAACGGGGCGATACGGGAACTGGAAAAATTCCGTCAGCAGGGTTTTACACCTGAGCAGGTGATTCGACACAGCATCGCCAATGAATACCAGGGCCTGTTCGCGCCGAAAGGTGTTCGGCCTGAGACGTTGCTCCGACAGGTTAACACCGTCTCGTTGCCGGACAGTGCGATCCCGCCAGGCTTCAGGGGGTAACGGACCATGAAAAATATTGCGACAGGCGGCGTTCTGGAACGCATCCGCCGACTGACCCCGCCACATGTAACCGCCCCATTCAGAACGGTAGCGGAGTGGCGCGAGTGGCAACTTGCTGAAGGCCAGAAACGTAGCGAGGAGATCAACCGCCTGAATCGCCAGTTGCGGGTGGAAAAAATTCTGAATCGCTCAGGCATCCAGCCGTTGCACCGTAAATGCTCGTTTGCGAATTACCAGGTGCAGAACGACGGCCAGCGATACGCGTTAAGCCAGGCGAAATCCATCGCCGATGAACTGATGACCGGGTGTACAAATTTTGCGTTCAGCGGAAAACCTGGTACCGGGAAGAATCACTTAGCGGCAGCTATCGGGAATCGCCTGCTGAAAGACGGTCAGACAGTGATTGTGGTTACCGTGGCTGATGTTATGAGCGCCCTGCACGCCAGCTATGACGACGGGCAGTCAGGCGAAAAATTTTTGCGGGAGCTGTGCGAAGTGGATCTGCTGGTTCTTGATGAAATTGGCATTCAGCGCGAGACGAAAAACGAGCAGGTGGTGCTGCACCAGATTGTTGATCGCCGGACAGCGTCGATGCGCAGCGTGGGGATGCTGACAAACCTGAACTATGAGGTGATGAAAACATTGCTCGGCGAGCGGGTGATGGATCGCATGGTCATGAACGGCGGGCGCTGGGTGAATTTTAACTGGGAGAGCTGGCGTCCGAATGTTAGCCATTCGAGGGTTGTTAAGTAGTTTCAGGAGGATTTATGGCGAAACCTTTTACTCCCGAACAGCGGGAAGAACTGAAGACGCGAATTGTGGAACTCGTGCATCAGGACGGTCGGGTCACGATTCGGCAGTTGTCAGATGAAACAGGTATCAGTCGTGCGTCTGTCGGTCGCTTATGCATAGAACTGGTCGCAAGTGGTGATGTATATAATTCTGGCTACGGCTTATTCCCGTCTGAACAGGCTCGCAAGGACTGGCAAAGCGCCCGCAAAAAACTCTCGAGAGTAAAGGTGAGGAAACCGGTTGTTGTTGATCCGGACCTTATCTGGTCATTACCTGACGGAGAAATACGCCGCTACGACAGGCGCCTGAATATAATCTGTCGCGAGTGCCGGAAGAGCGAAGCTATGCAGCGTGTACTGGCTTTCTATCAGGGTAATTTTCAGGAGGCGATACTGTGAATGAAATTAGCTATCAGGCTTCAATTACCGCTGGCATTCGCATCAAAGGAGAGGAGCATGGAAATAAAACCAGAAGATGAGTTAAGCAATATCGTTTTATTTCCGGTAAAAGAGGATGACCCTCGTAATCAGGTTAATTTTCTTTATGAGCCATCGGAAAGACCATATTGCCATCACGCCTCTGTACGGGTTGACGAAAAAGAGCGTCAGGTCCGCTGTAAAATCTGCGGTGCGGTTGTGGAGCCGTTTGACTGGATGCTCTCTGTGGCAAAAAGAGAAACCAGACTGGCAGATGATGTAAGGCTATTGCGCCAGGAGGAACAGGAAAGGCGGAGAAATATAGAAAAGCTGATACAGATTGAGCGTAACGCGAAAGCGCGGATACGCAGGGCGACAAAATCCAGAACTGAATAATTAAATTTAGCACTGTTAAAAATTTAATCCTTAACCGGAGGGATTTCTGCACCCTCAAATCATCAGGAGACCACCCGAAAGGGCGGGGAGCAGTCACACATCTGTTTCCGATAGCCCCGTTCTAATGCTACACTCTTTGATATTTTTATGACCCCAATAAACATATTTATGACAGTTGCTGATTTCAAACGGCCCAAATTGGAGCTCCCAAACGGGGCAAACAAACTACTACTGCACTCTTGCTGTGCTCCATGTTCCGGTGAGGTGATGGAGGCGCTTCAGGCCTCGGGAATCGACTACACCATCTTTTTCTACAACCCGAACATTCATCCTCAGAAAGAGTATTTAATTCGTAAGGATGAGAATATTCGCTTTGCTGAACAACACGGCGTGCCGTTTATTGATGCTGATTACGACACAGACAACTGGTTTGAACGAGCCAAAGGAATGGAATGGGAGCCCGAACGAGGGATCCGTTGCACCATGTGTTTTGACATGCGTTTTGAGCGGACAGCGCTGTACGCCGCTGAAAATGGTTTCAGTGTGATCAGCAGTTCACTGGGCATTTCACGCTGGAAAAATATGCAGCAGGTTAACGACTGTGGGCGGCGAGCCGTCGCGCATTATCCGGGCATGGTGTACTGGGATTATAACTGGCGCAAGCAGGGCGGCTCGTCCCGTATGATTGAAATCAGCAAGCGCGAAAAATTCTATCAGCAGGAATATTGTGGCTGTGTGTATTCTCTGCGCGATACCAATCTACACCGCAAATCTCAGGGACGCCCTCTTATC